GACTTATGGTATTACCTACGTGTTTAACCCCGGCAGCGTGACGCTCGGCGGTATCGGCGCGGGCGCTAAAATCGGCCCGGCCGAGAGCCTGCTCACCGCCGTGGGCTATCAGGCTTTCGGCTCAGCCATTCGCTCGAATATAGAGAGCACGGCGTTCGGATACCATGCGGGCGGCAACGCGATTGACCCGGACACAAACAACCTCTTTGGCATCAATGCCTTGGGGAGTTGTACCTATGGCTGCCGCCACAACGTAGCTTTCGGTACGGACGCCATGCGTAACGCGCAGAACGCCTTCGGCAATACCGCCATAGGCAGTAGCGCGCTTATCAACAATAACGGCAGCTCCAACGTTGCGATAGGCGACGGCAACGTGATGGCCGGAACTATTGGCATCCAGACTACCGGCAATTTCAATACGGCAGTGGGCGCGCAATCCATGTCCGCCGCCGGATATACGACAGGATCGAATAATACGATGCTGGGCGCTCTTTCGGCGGCAGCGCTCACGACCGGCGGGAGCAATGTCGTTATCGGGATGCAAGCAGGCTTACACATGACGACCGATAATAGCAATGTCATTATCGGGAAGGGAGCGGGCCTGGCGCAGGCGGGCGGCTCAAATAACGTGCTTATCGGTTTGGCCGCCGGCAGCACCCAGGTGGCGGTCAATAACAACGTGGCAATCGGCATAAACGCCGGATCGAAGCTGACGGGCGGCAATAACACGTATATTGGCACTAGCGTGGGTTCCTCCGCAGGGACGAGCGGGGGATTTAATATTCTACTTGGTGTCGCCGCCGGGGCGGACACGCCCGCCACAAATACGGCCAATTATTTCGGCGTGTTCGGCAACTCTTCTACTCCGTCTATCAGCATCGCGGGGACGAACACCCCCGCGACCGCAACGACGACCATTCACGGTAGCACCTTTGTTCTCCCGGACATCGCTTCCTCCACGGCTGCGCAAACCGGCTCCCTGTGCTGGGCGGCAGGCGGTCTCACCTACGACCCCACGAATACGTGCCTCGTATCCTCGCGCAAGTTCAAGGACAATATCACCTCACTCTCCGATAGCTCCGGCATGCTTGAAATCATGAAGCTGCGTCCTGTTTCGTATACTTATAAAGATAAGAAACTTAATGGAAACGGGCAGAGTGTCGGCTTAATAGCCGAAGAGGTGAATGACGTGGATAAGCGCCTTGTCGGCTACGATGATAAGGGTGAGCCCCATAGCGTTAAATACGAAAACCTCACGGCAATCCTCATTAAGGGCCTGCAGGAACAACAGCATGAAATTGATGACTTGAAGAAGATAAAATACCAGCGCGACGGCCAGCGCTGTTATGTATTCTTTTGGTGTGGAAATTAATACCATGACCGTCGCCAACGGCATTGACCTACACAATCTCACCATCACCGGAAACTCTTGGTATGACGGTAAAGTCACCATTGCAGGCAGCGGCACTATTTCCACGGCAGGATTTACTGTGTCTGGCCTGCCAACTGGCGTTACGGGTGCTCGCGCTCACGTCACCAATGCCGTAGCCTGCACTTTTGGCTCTACGCCGGTCAATGGCTGCACTACATTTTGCCCTGTGATTTACAACGGATCGGCATGGATCGCCGGTTAACTTGAAAGGAAATTTATGAAATACGTTTTACTTATCGCCGCTTTGCTTATCGCCTCCCCCGCTTTAGCCACTGAAAGCATCACGCTCAGTGGCGAGGAGTACGACGCGCTGTTGAACGCGCTCGTGATGAAAGACCCTCTCATGTCAGCGCTGATCATGAAGCAGCAGGAAGCGCAGAAAGCTGCTGCATCCAAAAAAGCAGCCATCACTAACGGACAATCTGTAACCGATCCGAAAGCAAAAAAATAAAAATGAATCTTTCCTGCGCATATGGTCAGTCGACATTCGGGCAAGGCGTGTATTCGGCGCTGTTCTTTGCCACGTCTTCGACGCAATTACCCCCGGCCTCGCGCACGTTTAACCCCTCCGATTGCGGTCCCGTCACTATTTATATTACTCCGCAAGAGACAATTGATTACGCTTTTGACTGGACCGAGCCCTATGACGATAGCGATGATCAGGCATCTCAATATCAGCTTGCAACGGGCGAGACGATTGCAGTATCTCTATGGGCTGCGGATGGAATCGAGGTAACGCCATCTTCGATCCAAAATGACAACACGCTCACCACGGTATGGCTATCGGGCGGCGAGGCGGGCAACAACTATATTGTGACAAATCAAGTTACCACTTCGGCGGGGAGGATTTACACCGCTTCCTTTAATGTAGTGGTGGCGAATTTTAACTGAAGGAACGAATGATGACCGATTCACTCGGATTGGGCGATAGCGCGGAAGTGAAAATCGCCGTCATCCAGGAGCAAATAAAAGGAATCCGCGAACAGCAGAAGGTTCACGCCGAAACCACTGCGGCAAATTTTGTCAAGCAGGATGCCAATTTCTCGCTTATTTTTTCCGCTCTGAAAGAGATTAATATTTCCATGAGCCGGGGCAATGGAGTTTTTGTCGCATGCCTGGCATTTTCAGGCGCTATCGGCGCGGCAATAAGCTGGGCCGTTACTCTTTACGCTGGCAAGCACTCATGAGGGCGACGCATGACCGACATATTTGACCAGCTTGTCATCCCAGAGGAAGGTCAGCGCCTCGCGGTATACGACGATGCGACAGGAAAACCGCTCAAGCCGGGTATGTATTGCACAGGCCACCCCACCATAGGCAGAGGTCGTGCGCTCGACACGCAAGGCATCTCGCAAGAGGAAATGCTCTATCTTTACCAAAACGACAAGCAGAGGGTCCTGGCAGCCGTTCTGAACGCATTACCCTGGGCGACGCACCTTGCACCTCTTCGACTAGGCGTGCTTTGCGCAATGGCCTTTCAAATTGGTATTGCCGGTCTGCTCGAATTTCATCAGACCCTTGCGGCCATAAAAGACGGAAACTGGCAGGCTGCGCATGACGGCATGCTTGATAGCGTTTGGGCGAAGCAAACCCCCTTGCGTGCGCAACGAATGGCGAGTATAATTCTAACCAATACCGATCCAACCACAATTTAAGGAGAATTACCCATGACGAACGGCATTGTCACTTTTTTCGAGGGAAAATACGCTGAATTTATTAATTGGCTAGGCTCGGCAGAGGCTGCGGTCATTGCAGAAGGCAAAACCATTATCGACGAGCTTGTGCCCGTTATTAAGCAAGACTTGCTTGCTGACGGCACTGCGGCGTTTACGGCCGTCACCACAGCGCTTGCTTCTGGTACTGGCATAGGAGCCCTTGTGACGGCGGCCGAGGCCCTTCTGCCGGTGCTGGCATCGCAGGGCATCACACTTAGCAAGGAAGCCGCGACCGTACTTGTGGCATTCCTTTCGACCAAGCTGGAAGCAACCTCGACCCCAGCCTCGATGCCTGCACCGGTTCCCGCCTCCTAATGTTTCAGGCATTTTTTAGCGCTCTGTTCCAAGCTTTTCTTGGTCTATTCGGCGAATCAGATCAGGAGAATCTTGGACGCCTGAAAGTTCAAAAGTCAGAAGATGACGCCCTGATAAAGGAAATGAAGGCAAAAAATGACACGACTCAGGCTGTTAATGGTCTCAGCAACAGCGATGTTATTAACATCCTGTCAAACGAGTTCCCGCGCAAATGATTTCTGCGCTCTGTCAGAAGTAATAACCGTTGTTCCGCAAGACCACTTGAGCACGGAAACGGCGCGGGAAATACTGGCGCATGACCGCCTTTATAAGAAAATCTGCGAATGAAACGTGTAGCCCCTTTATAAGGGATTTATATACATAGCTAACCCATCCCGTTGGTTATCTTTATCTTGTTTGCGTAAACTTTTGATAAATCATCAACTTTTATCCTGATTGCGCCCATTGCTGAACCGCAGCCTCGAAAGCAGCCTCATTTATCGGATCGGCCTGTTTTCCCTCCTTTTCATGCAAGACACCCTCCCATGCCTCGCGCTCGCAACGTGTCATAGCTTGCATTCCTCCTGTAAAATACTGAGTTCTTCGGGTGGAATCTGGTGCAAGTCTATTCTCCACCCATGAGCCATTATATTGCATCTCACCGCAAGCAAATCGGATTTTGCGGAATTCAGCTTTTGGTTCTCATTTTCCATGTCTGTAATAAATAAAATCATAAAAATTAACATGAAAATGGCAATTAAAATACGAAGAATATAAGAAATACGTTTTTCAAAATCACTCATGACTCCATCTCCTCAAGACGTTCACAGTGAGCGCGAAGCTTGCTGATATTGCGGCTGCGAAAGTCCGGCTTTTGCTTTTATCCACTCGATAGCATCTTCCAATTTTTCGACCACAGCAGGCTTATCGGGGAAATGCTCCGTAGCATAAATAACCCAATATTCTTTGCCTCCCGGCTGGCCATTATTCCAACTCTGCGCCCCTGACAACCCGAAAATCGTTTTCATAGACTATTTGCAGCATTTCCTTGTATATTATGTCGCACGTATAAAGCATGTCGTTCCAGCCCTTGATCGCTTCCCACATAAGCGGGTTACTAAACCCTTCAATCTCACAATCATCACACGCAACCCAAAACTCAATAATATCGCCCTTAGAAGTTTCGCGGTATCTAACAACCGGCGAAGCATTACAACATTTAAAGACCTCTTCCAAATCGCTCCCGGCCATCACCCAACTCTACCATTAAATCGTTGTTACCCCTACGGACATTCCTTCCCTGCGAAGCCAGCCATTGCGCTGACTGAATTACAGGCGCCCGTGGTATTTCTCTGCGCATACCACTGCGCTATCTGGTGGTCGCCAGGCGAACCCTGAAGGGTACAGCCTGTAAGAATTAACATGACAACAATCCTCATTCTTCCCTCATCACCATTGTATTAACGGCATCCATAAATGATTTGTTCATTACGGTTAAGTGTGATTTTCATTACCTTCCGTCCTTTTTTAACTTCTCCATTTCCGCCGTAAGTTCACGTATGCGAGCCATATCAGCCAGTGAATTATAAGGCTTTCCATTGCGGTGAATTTCATTTATTTTTCCCGCAATAATCTGTGATTGCCTCAATGTGGCTATGGGTTCTTTGTAATTGCGTATCTCTTCTGTCATCGTTCAATCTCCATAAATAATACGGCAAGCCATGATAGAGTTTTGAAAAAGTCCAATCGGACAACCCCTTGACAGGGACGCTGGGAAGCGGTTAAACTCCCCAGCGTGGTCATAGCGGCATGGACGTGCCCCATGAACCTCAAGCAGTCTGTAGAAGCAGTCCTGCTTGGTTTAAGGATGATAGTCCAAAAACTATCAAATTTCATCCCTGAATGTATGTGCTTCTCCCGGCCTGATGTAAACGCCGAAGACATAACTGCATCGTAGCATCTAGGGAACTTGCGCTCTGTGTTGGGGCGTTTCCGACCTGCGGTAAGCTTCACGGCAAATCCGCGCAACCAGTCCCCCACTTGAATGTGGGAAAATGCCAAGTGATTGCCGGTATGCCGGTGGCAGGGTGGGGTGGCTCCCATACGACAATAAGCAGGCTGGCTATGTGATGCTGAAGTGGGAGCGAGATACGACCGCAGACATGCCTTGAAGCCGATAGCGAGATCGGCAAGCGTCAAAAAGTACGCAGGCAGGCATACAGCGGAAAGCGGCCTATTCTCTAAATTATGTATCACGCTGCCTCCCCCATAATATCGGATATGCGCTGCTTAAGCTGTTCATCGGTCACGCCGGGGAGTATTTTCCTGCAAATGAACTCCACCACCTTGTTATAGAATTGTTCAAATCGCGGCTCATCCATAGCCCCAAAAGAAATACTCAGGGGCTTTGGATAGGGATTGCCGTTTATGTCATAGCGTTCGACGTATAGCCCCACCCCTATCTTGATGACATCCAGCATGTCATCCATCGTCGCCCATCGCGTCTGATTATGATAGACTTCGCTCATAAGTAAAAAGAACAGATTATGAAAAGCAATCTTGCGCGGCCTTCTGAATGTGGCCGATACAATTTCCCCCTGTTTCATAGCGTCTATGGAATCCTGAGAAATAGGATCGCACGCCACAAGGGAATTGCCTTTTTTCATAATCCGCACTTCCGTTGCCATTTTTAGCCCTTCGCAAACGGTATCTTGCTGATAGGCGCTTTCACAGAATCGGCATAAGCCTGCTGCGCTCCGACGATATGCGGTGGTATTTCGGATTCGTCAGGCTCATCTGTAACGGTTTCGGAAAATCCTGGCCCGAAACTCGCAGCAACGTCATCTTTTGCCGTAAACTGCTTTTTCATGCGCCCATAGCGATTGCGTATTTCCTGCACTGCAAGTTCATCATGCTCATTACCCGTTGCCTTCATCGCGTCAATGATAGTTTGGTGCGTGAAAAGCCATTCGTCTAGCTCATCTAAGGTAGCCGCGCTTTCAAAGTCTTTGATGACAGTGGAAATAAAGGTATTGCGCAGGCTGGCATTTTTGAAATAGGATTTGACAAAAGGCATTTCCTCCACTTCATTTGCTTGTGCCATTTCATCGCTTGTATAAAGACCAGAAAGCTCTTGCGGAAATGCCTTGCGCAAAGCAAGGGATTCGGCGCATTTTGCAATCATTACATCGCCCATTTTCTGCCACATTGCGGTCAAATCGCCTTCTTTCTTACGCTGTGCATAGGCATCGAATCTGGCAACGCCCCAGCAGGGTTCTTTGAAGTCATGACGAACTACACCCACTTTAGAGGCAATGGGAGGAGCCTTTGAAAGCCATACGTCTTTCCATTCGCCATCTTCTCCGCACCAAAACGGGCCGACCTGTCCAGCATATTTTCCTGACCGCTCAGCAACCAATCGGAATCCGTCAATAGAGGTCTGCGTGGACATTACTTCGCGCTTAAGGTTACCGTCCCACCGTTTTACGGCGTAAATTTGCCGGGCAAATGGGTTAAGGCCGGTTGCCTTGCACTGCATCATGAAAAGCTTTAACTCATTGTCAGAAGCCCCCTTACAAATAGTATCTTTAATCAAAGCTACTTCCTCAGTAGAGAATGGCTTCGGTTCCATTGTTGCAACTGCGGTATTCATATAATTCCTTTCGTGGCTAAATCGACGTGTTGGTTATTCTGTTGCATTGCTTTCATCCTTCCGTCCAATCATACGAACGGCCTGCGCTGCGGCCTTCTCTCCTGCATATTCACTGGCAAAGTAGGTCAGTGTGCCTATGCAGATGAATGCGGCTATATAAAGGCGAGATACGCGGATTTCCTTGTTATTTATCATGCAATCCTCCCAATATTTTCGTTAGTGGATTCGTAGTTATCAAAGAAATTTTCTTATCAATATACTCCACAAATTCACTGGCTTCGTCTTTTATCAATGACGGCATTGTTGATGGGTAGTTTGGCAATGCATTAGAAAACTCATGATGAACATAAGCCGCAATTGCATCTATTGCATTTTGGCGTAAGTCTTTGTTGTTATTAAGCATCTTTTGCCTCCTTTTTTGCGTTATCGGGTACTTCTGGCCTTTCATATGTAATTTTCGTATCAGTATACTTTGCGAGAGCAACCGCAGCTAATTTCTGGTATTCGACAACCGTCTCAAGGTGTGTCCACTCTTTCTGGCGGCTCTTCATGACGCTGCCTTCGGCTATTCTCGCCAGCGCCACCGCCAAACCAGATATGCTTAAATTAAGGCGTGCAATCTCCGTCACAGCCCACGATATGCTCCACGCAAGCGATTTCGTTTCTGATTTCGTGGTTTCATTTTCGAAGGAATCCGCAAGCTCGTTCATCACAATGCAGGCTTTTTTAAGCGCCAGCAGACGGTATTTTGTTTCGAAATCTTCATTTTCTATGCTCATGCGCCTAACTCCATTTCCACAAAAAGCTTAAGTAGATTAAAATAAGCCCACCCGTCACTATGCATAAGATGTTGAATGCTCGGTCTAGGTATTTGTCTCTCATGGCGTAACTCCTTCAGGTTGTCGTTATAGCGATATATGGGGATAGGGCGAGCGTGCTTGATTATTAGCTCGTGGTTATTCATGATTTATCTCCGATGTGAGAATAGGGCCGCTGGTATACTTCCGGCACCGTGTTGCTTGCGCATCAAACCAATCCTCGAACGCCTTGCGGCAGGCGTCCAAATCAGGCGTAAGATTTGGTTTCGTGGTCATACCGCACTCTTTCTTATTGCTTGTAATTCTTTTTCTAACTCACGAATTCGATCGTAACAATCACATACGGCTTGCAAAGCCTCCCTAAGCTTTTCGTTCTGCGCGGTGAGGCGGACACAATCTTCTACGTTAGCCTCAAGAAAGGTAAGCATCGTTTCATATTCCTGCGTTATCGCATGGTTTGCATGAGCCAGTACTTTAGACGTTATTTTATTTGCCCGTGTTTCAACGCTTTCTGCTATCTCGTATGGAATACGGAGCGAATCATACACATCAGCGTATATATCTCGGCGTAGCTGGCTGTTTTGCTGCGCGTTATCCAATGTAGGATCGGAATGTGCTTTGCTCATAATTCTAAGGCCCTTTCCAGCTTATCCTCTAAAGTTTTTGTAGAAAAATCATCCCAACAATCCGGGCAGAATCCGTAATAATTTAAGTCACAGACGTCGTATTTTTCCTCACAGTCCACACACCGTTTGCAGGTACATAAGCTTCCGCCATTACCGCAGCAATCGCAGGAGCTACCCATTTCCTCATGAGAGATATCAGTCATAGTTCCTCTACTTTCTCTCTCTTATCGCCGCTTTACGCCATTCAAGCACGGCTTTTACCTTTCGCATTTCAGCGGCGGAAATTTCACCGGCAGCAAGCCGTATTTCGTCACTTGTTACGCCAAGCATTGCGCTGGCAGCTTTAAGGCCAGTCTTAAAGCCCTTATTGTAATCGATCCTGTTCATACCGCATCTCCTCCAAACATTTCATCAAAGGGTTTGGCACCGGCAATTTTCCATAAGCGGGAAAACTCTCGCTCCACACGTTGCATCTGTGTTTCATCAAGCTGTTTATAAAGCCTGTCTAGATTCGACTGGCGGGTGGGTAATTGTAGGATTTGAGCCATGTTATTTTTCCTCTGCTTTGTCTATGGCGATGTGAGCGGCGCGAATAGCCTCATCGTCTCCCCTGATTTTACGATTGCCGTCTGCGATGCACGATTTAAATCTCCAAAGAACCTCCTTCAAAGCTTCAAGCAAAAGTATCTCAGCCCCTCGCTCGTCGGAGATCTCAATTCCGATTGTCAACAGTGTGGCGGGGTTGCTCGGGACTCGTGTTTGTTTCTGTGGCATGATTTTTTCCTTATCCTAATGCTTCGAGTAATTCGTCATCGCTCATTTTATCAAACTCAGCTTCCTCTTCGGGAGTGAGTGGCGACACAATTTGAATGAGGCGGCAATATTGTTCGCTCGTCATCTCATTCACTATTTGCTCAATTGTTTTCATAATTTATCTCCATACCGACTGTTAACCTTCCCCCATCTTAGCAATTATTTTGCTTATTGCAAGCATTATTTTAGCTTGATTGAATAAAAATATTTCGTTATTATCTGGGGGTGTAACCATAAAAAGAGAGTAGAATGCTTTTAAAAGATTTTAGAAAACACAACAGGTTAAGTCAAGTCGAGATGTGCTTCGAGCTTTCTGCTTTTATTAAAAAAACGCTAGGAATGGAAAAAAAGCTAGCGCAACGGACACTTGCCTATTGGGAGCTCGGCGTTATGCCGAGAAGATTCTGGCGCGATGTGATTGAAAAATACTCCGACGGCCAAGTCACCGCAGATGATTTCGCTCATACGCCCGCGCCAAAGCAGGCGGGGGCTTAGTGGCAATCAAGCATAGCCAGCTTATACGTGACGCCATTGAATATTTGTCCTTAAACGGCTATTTCGTCTGGGAAAATAAAACAGGCGGCACGCCCACCGACCGCGGCGGCTTTGTTACCTACGGCAAGCCTGGCAGTGCTGACATCATAGGGATCATGAGCGACGGGTCGGGGCGGCACCTGGAAATGGAAGCGAAAATCCCGCCCGACACCCAAAGTAAAAAACAAAAAGTTCATCAGATGATGATCGAGCGCCATGGCGGGGTATATATCGTTTTCAGGACTATTGAGGAACTGGCTGTTGCATTGCAGAGGCATAGGCGCTCGCCATAGCATATACTATACCCTCTCCCGCTCCTCATAAAGTTTATATGCTTTCCGTCGCACCGCTTCGCTGCCCTGCGCGCCACATGTGGCATAGGCGTATATGGCACATAAGTGAAACTGATCGCGCCAGAATGGAGTGTCAAAATATTCCCTTAATCGATCCTCTTCAGAACGGAGGACTGGTTTTGTCGAATTCATAGGCCGGACATCCTTCCTTAACAACATTGGGCGGCGGGACGGCATCGAATTTCTTGCAGCGCGGTAATACGGGCATCACGCATAATCTGCGGAACGTCCTTAGACTCGTCGCACTTTTGCTGGTAGTCGCTGAATGTGAGAATTTGTGCGCTCATATGAGTCCTTTCTCTTTTCCTATATCAATGGTTGCAATAATCGCCCTATCACAACCATCCATTAAAGCAGAGGCTTGGTCTTTTAAAAACGGGGTCATGCCCTTCATAATTCCCGGCGCATCATCATAAAAGCGATGTTGCATGTACGCGGCTATCGCTTGCACCGCTGCATTGCGTAAATCTTCATGTGCCATTATTCATCCTCCCCATAGAGTTCATAGTGTTCGCGGGCGTCATCTTCCCGTTGTTGGTCACGGCGCTCACGCTTTTCCTCCGGCGTCACTTTCGACACGAAGGGCGTTATCGGGACTGTTTCGTGGTTGCTCATGCCGCCTCCTCAATAAGCTGAATGAGTTTGTCCGCCATTTTGATATACGCCGCACTCTCCGCCGCACTCACCGCCGCACTCTCCGCACTCCACGCCGCACTCTCCGCCGCACTCCTCGCCGCCCTCGCCGCACTCCACGCCGCACTCCTCGCCGCACTCCACGCCGCACTCTCCGCCGCACTCGCCGCACTCCTCGCCGCACTCCTCGCCGCACTCTCCGCCGCACTCGCCGCCGCACTCCACGCCGCACTCTCCGCCGCACTCCTCGCCGCCCTCGCCGCACTCCTCTCCGCCGCACTCACCGCCGCACTCCACGCCGCACTCCTCGCCGCACTCCACGCCGCACTCTCCGCCGCACTCGCCGCCGCCCTCGCCGCACTCCTCGCCGCACTCTCCGCCGCCCTCGCCGCCGCACTCCTCGCCGCATTCCACGCCGCACTCCACGCCGCACTCGCCGCACTCCTCGCCGCATCTAAATTTTTTTCATTTTTTGGCTCGCCTTTCGTAAGCGGGCAAATTGCTTCAGCGCATTGCTTTATGGCTTTGCGGCACCGGATGATTACCTCTTGCACTTCCGGGGAGTCTGAATCTTTCAAAATAAGATTCTCCGTCAGATTCCAGTAAATGAATTTGTACCCCACAAGGGACAGATCGGAACCCGGTTTTATTGCCCTTAGGAAGCGCTCCGGCCACTTAACGGAGCCCTTTTTAGGGAGTCCCTCAAAGATAGTATCTTCAAGATGTGCCAGCATTTCAGGGATGCCGAATTGCGTCTCATATTCTTTGTGGTTGGAACCCTTAATAAGACAACCCACCGCGCAGCCCTTGCCATCACTCCAGTAGCCATACCCTTGCAAAAGGTTGTCAGCTTTGCGGTGTTTCGCCATCTCATTAATGACGGCCTTTTTGATTTTTGGGTCGTTGTGGTAAGCGCGCAATGTATTCGTCATATCAATTCTCCGTAGGGTTATTGGTGTTAATCCTTGATGACACCTTCGCCAGTGAAGGCAATGAGGCGAAAATCACCGAAATCAATCTCATAAATATCGCCGCGACGAAGACCCTTGCGAATCTGAAAATCAGCACGCCGAAAAAGCCTCAATCCATTGTGCGATTCTACTTCTTCGCCGCCGAAAATTCCGCGCGGCTCATGCATCTTAATGATGTCACTTTCTGAAAAAGGACAGTCGCATTCAATGTCACAGTTCCATGCTGCCGCGAGTTGCATAAATTTTTGTTCGGCGGTTTGTTGTGCGGTGTCCATAAAATCGACCTCCTAGTTGTTTACTTCCCTCATTATGCATAACGCAAACGCATTTGCAAATAAAAAAATGATGCGAAATGCAAAATAATTTTGCTTGCAGGATTTTGCAATATAATATAATAGTGAGATATGAAACTGAAAGAATATCTCGACAAACACGATTTGAGTTTAAGGCAATTCTCCGAAAAAACGGGGATTCCTTACCACACGCTTTATTGCTATTTGAATGGGGAGAGAATACCCCGCAAAAAGCAAATGGCATTGATAATTTGGCACACTAAAAGCCAAGTGAAGGCCGGAGACTTTTTTTAGACGACGGGGGAGAGCAAACGTGCAGGGAGAGCCAGTAACATTATTAGACCTAGTCCCGTCGCGTCATCGTACAAATGCGTTGCGCGTTATCAATCCGAAATGCTGGATATGCCTAGCTGATGCGACCCACTGGCTATATGGGGCTGTATGCGAGACGCACCGCGACCCTATGAAGGTTAAGGAGGCATTGCATAGCGCATGACACTTAGAAAAGCATTGAAAGCGGCGGGATATAAGCCCCTCAGCGAAGGAGAGGAAGCGCTTGCGCGTCATATGACGGAATATAACATACCATTTTCCCGTCAATTTAAAATCTGTGATGAACGCAACTGGACATCTGATTTTTACATCAACTGTGAACCGCTCCCGATTTTAATTGAAGTGGAGGGAGGAACTGCATTTGGCCTTTCCCGCCATTCCAAAGGTGACGGTTATGAGAATGATTGCAGGAAATACAATACGGCAATTTTGCTGGGTTTTAGATTGCTTCGTTTCACCACAAAACAAGTGAAGTCTGGTCATGCAATTGATATAATTCGGGGGGCGCTAACATGAAACAGCGCATAGACCATTTGATGACCGACTTTGTGCATGCGCTTCCTAGCGTATTGACCGGTCACATGCCGTGTGTCGGGGCGCATTGCCGACGAATCAGGTTTGGTGCAGGAACAGGGATTAAGCCCTACTTTGCCATGTATCCCCTCACCCCCGATGAGCATGACGTTCAAGAAGCCATAGGAGGGGGCGAGTACGAATGCTTCCTGCGGTATTATCGGTGCGGGCCGTGGAACAGGAATTACCGCACACCAACTTGCGCAAGCACCCATGATGCACGCATGGCGGTGAAAGGGTTTTTCGAAACCATGACGATATGGACGCAGGAGCGATTTATTGAGGCTGGCGGCATTATACCAGAGCAATACCTGATACGGGATGCGGCATGAAACCAAAAACCCAAGGCACAATGCATTGTCATGAACCGGCAACGCTGGAAAACCATCATCACCACATTTTATATCTGCTAGGAGCAATTAAGCGTTTAGAGCAGCGCCTTGCGAAAATAGAGGGCAGCACCAAGATTCACCAAGAAGAGGGAGGGGTTTAATGAGGGTTTTGGTGGCCTGCGAATTTTCAGGGGTTGTGCGTGATGCTTTTATATCCAGAGGTCATCATGCCACATCATGTGATATTTTACCATCTGAACTCCCCGGCCCTCATTTAATTGGTGATGTTAGGGGTTATATTGAGAGGATTGCCTATTCTTTTGACATGATGATTGCCTTCCCGCCATGCACCCACTTATGCGTGTCCGGTGCACGTTGGTTTAAAGATAAAAAACAGGAACAGAAAGAGGCTATAGCATTTGTTGAAACGCTTTGGAATGCAAATATACCCCGTATTGCCATAGAGAACCCCATTGGAGTGCTTTCTACACGTTCCCGGTTAGGCAAGCCCACCCAGATAATTCAGCCGTGGCAGCATTCGCATTGCGAAACCAAGGCAACATGCTTGTGGCTTAAAAATCTACCGTCGATCTACCCGTCGAACAATGTAAGATCTGATATGCTGACGTTACCAAAAAACAAGATTAACCGCATTCATCACATGCCGCCAGGGCCTGACCGGGCAAAAGAGCGCTCGCGCACTTATTGGGGGATAGCGCAAGCTTTCGCGCAACAATGGGGAAACCTATGACAACAAAGAAAAGGGAACCGATGGTAATAACCTGGGGTCAGCGCATGCAAATCGCCAGCATGCTTAAATCTTATAAGGATATGCTTGATGCATTCCCGGATCAAGATGAACTACGCGAGGGACATACTAATCTTGAGCGCGTTGAATTGATAAATGCCGAATACTATAACGCTGAATATTTGCATGACATTTTAATAGGGAAAATCGATGCGCCGATACACCAAGAAAACATTAGGTGAGCCTAAATTTATTGCGGTGACAACTGGCGTTACTGCTAGTATTTCCCGCGCATTACTGCATAAATTTTCGGAAAAATGTAAGCAGGAGAAAAAGACGCAATCCTGTGTAATTCGTGAGCTTATAGAGAAATGGATAGAAGCATGATTGAACTTATAACCCTCCAATCCATAGCCCTAATAGCCATGTATACTGCAGGCTATTCCCATGGATGGTATTTGCACGCGCAACCGCGAGACAAGCGCGGAAGGTTTATAAAAAGTAACAAATAAATTATTGACTGCATTTTACAAGTTTCCTATAAAAAAATTGTGGGGCTTGATGGGGCTTATAATCCCGTGACAAGCCCGCTCCCTTCTATCCTATCCCGGAACAGAATCAGGGCCGCCCCACTTAAAAACAACGGGATAGATGGCGTGGGGATAGGTATTTAAATGTTAACTGCCGAAACTCTCCGTAAACTCACATCTCGAAATATGACACTAAAAGAGTGGATGGCAACATGGGAGTGATTGCCACAGCATTAAAGCATCTAATCGCTGCTGGTGTGTCAGGTGATGCGCTTATTACTGCTATTGCCGATATTGAACTTTCACAAAAAGCGGTAAAATCAACGAATGCGGAGCGCCAGAAGCGTTATCGTGAAAGAAAAGCGTTGCAAAATAACGTAACGTTGCGTAACGCCGTAACAAACATAACAGAAAATGCATCGCATATAGAGAACGCGCGCGCGCCAGATAGTCTGTTCCTTCCTTCGGAAGTAATATTAAGTAAGAAAGAAAGTAAGAAAGAAAGTAAGATTACAGCATCTCGCTTTTCGCTCGACGCCCTACCTAGCGAATGGGAATCATTTTGCAGGGTGAAACGGCCTGACCTTGACCCTCAAAACACTTTTGACGCCTTCCGCGACTGGTGGACTGCTGCTCCTGGCGGCAAGGGCTTGAAAGCTGACTGGGCCGCCACTTGGCGAAACTGGGTAAGAAATCAAAAATATCACAACGGAAATCCATATGAATATCGAAAAATACCCGATAAACATCAACAAATACTGGACGCAGCAGCCGAAGCGCTCCGAGATCATCGCGCCGCTGCGGGGGAATACTCAGGCTGAAAATGAAGTTGCTGCATACACCACGCAATGCTACGAAACGCTGAGAGTTTATGGCAAAGAGCCTGGACAAATCAAAACCATAATCCGTACATTTTTGATGCTGCTTTCGGACTATCCACTCATTCGCGTCCGCGCTGCTTTTTTGGCATGGATGAAAACTCATAATGAAATGCCGGCGCCTGCCGATATAATTGGTATTATCGATGGCGCGGATGATGAATGGAAGTTTGTTTTTTCCTGCCTGGATCAGATAAAATCTGGTGGAAATGTGGCCGAAGTTGTTTGGCCTCGCATGGAAAAGGCTTTGGGTAAAAACTGGAGGGATTATGTCTGAAGAATTGCATTTCGGCCATCAGAAAAACCATCATATTTGCAGTTGCAGCAGGCATTATGGATGTGGCGAATGGACGCCTGAAAAACGGGCAGCGATGAACAAGCGCATGGTGGAAAAGTTATGGAATTACGCCACTCCATTTCAAAAGGCTTTTGTGGCAGATTGGGAGCGCTGGCATGGGTCTATTACGCTTGAAGTAAAATAATTATATGATATTGATTAAACATAATAAAAAGGGGATAAAATGAACCGGCTTAACAGCGAAGGCCATGACGAAAGCCAATATTTGCCTCTTGGCACACCGCCAGTGAACGCCTTTCGAGCGCAGCACGGAACGGTAAAATGGGAGGGGACTAGCTGCAAAGCAATCTCATGGATGCCGGATAAACTTTATGATTTAAAAATCATCGATAAGCATCACCTAGACACTGCATCCAGTTTTTTAACCGCAAAAATACACACGCAAAAAGTGCTTGGAATTGCCGATATCAGGGGGATACTGCATGATAAACCTGATGCTCTATCCGCTCCCCGTGGAGATGTATTTTTTGCCTTATTGAAGCAATTATGCAAACCAGAGCTTAATATGCTTTTATGGGTCACATGCGATGACCGCAATCATGGGAATATCCCCCTCGCCTGCCAATTAATAGGAACGATAAAACACGCATTAGAAAACGCTCAAAAAATTATTGACAATTTATACGGCATTTGCGAAACTACGAAATCGCCTGCGCCCGAAATGCGCCCAGAATTTAAAAACATATGACGGAATACTCCGAATCTTTGGCCAATAAAATATGCCATAGAGTATCACAAGGCCGCACAATCAGGTCTATATGCGCTGAGTTAAATGTTTCACACACAGCGATTTACAAGTGGTTGGCAGAAGAGGATAAAAAAGACTTCGCTGAACACTACACGAAGGCTAGAGACATACAAGCAGATGTATATGCTGATGATATTATAGATATAGCTGACCAAGCCACGGATGCGGGTCTTGCAAGAGTCAGAATAGACGTGAGAAAATGGCATGCAGGCAAAACAAAGCCAAAGAAATACGGGGACAAGCAATTGGGTGATGCTGATAATCCTATGAATATTATAGGTAGTATAAAGTGGCAGGGCGACGTGTAGACATAGTAATCCCTTATATTCCGCGCCCTCTACAGCGCCAGATACACAACAGCCTCAAACGATTTAATATACTGGTATGCCACAGGCGGTTTGGCAAAACAGTTTGCGCGATTAATGAGATAATCAAGTCGGCATCGCGTTGCCCGCACGAAAACCCGCGCTTTGCTTATATTGCGCCGTTTTTTAATCAGGCCAAAACAGTTGCATGGGATTATGCCAAGTACTTCACCTCTGTTATTCCTGGGGTTAAGGTAAATGAGTCTGAGCTGAGGATTGACCTCCCAGGGGGGGCTCGCATATCGCTATATGGCGCGGATAATCCTGACAGGCTGCGTGGGATGTATCTGGACGGTGTTGTGCTTGACGAGTACGCCGATATGTCGCCGCGCCTGTGGTCTGCTGTTATAAGACCAGCGCTCTCTGATAGACAGGGATGGGCATTGTTTATAGGCACGCCTAAGGGGCGGAATCAGTTTTGGGAGATATACGACCAGGCCAGCCGCGATAATGACTGGTATGCGGCAATATTTAAAGCAAGCCAAACTGGTATACTATCGCCAGATGAGCTGAGTGGCGCTCGCAAGCATATGAGTGACGACCAATATGAGCAGGAGTTTGAGTGCTCATGGCAGGCCGCTTTAATCGGAGCTTATTACGGACGCGAGATAAATACGCTTGAGACTAAGGGGCGCATAACGATGGTGCCTCATGAGCCATCGTTGCCGGTTTATACCGCCTGGGATTTGGGTGTTGATGATGCGACTGCAATATGGTTTGCACAGACAGTTGGGCCCGAGGTGCGAGTCATTGATTACTATGAGAATTCCGGTTGCGGTTTGGAGCATTACGCCAAGCTGATTAAATCCAAGCCTTATGTGTATAAAGAGCATTTTCTGCCTCATGATATTAAGGTGGTAGAGTATGGGACTGGACGCAGCAGGCTTGAGACTTTGCAAGGGTATGGCCTTACTGCTACAACCCTTCCCAATGAACGTATAGAGGACGGTATAAACGCTTCGAGGCTTTTGTTGCAAAAATGCTGGTTTGATTTGGATGCTACCAAGCGTGGAGTGGAGTGTTTAAGGCAGTATCAACGCGAATTTGACGATAAGCTCAAGACCTTTAAAAACAGGCCTAGGCATGACTTTTCCAGCCATGCTGCGGATGCATTTAGGTATTTGGCTATGGGATTGCCAGCGGCTACAGCACCAGTGCAGACTTATAGAGACTCTCAGTTTTTTAGCTCAAGTCCGACATCATGGATGGGTCGATGAAAATTTTGGAATATATTTTCCTGCCGCCTTTAAAGCCGGAAACGCATGAGAAAGTATACGTTAACGGACACCATATATATACAAAGTCGAATTGGACATATACCGATTGTAGATTTAATGATAAACATGTGATGCGGCGAAATTTCTGGCGCAAAGTAATGCGATTGGTGGGATTGTGATTGACCTTTTAAAGATATGCCAGGTAGAGACGCCTAGGAAATATGGCGCTCCTCAACGCGACTTCGATGCCTTAGGAAAGGCTATGTATAAGGCGTGGTTTGAGCATGAGGGCAACCGCCATCACTTTACACAAGCGGAAATCCATGATCTGATTTTATGGATGCGCACCAAAATCAAGGATGAACTATAGTTTATTGTTAATGCGATAGAGCTCGGTTGCAATAATGCAGAGCAGTATTGTTATAATGATCATCGTTCACCCATTGCGGCTAAAGCTTTTCCTGCATTTATCGCAGCAGAATTTTGCGTCTTTTCGGGCATAAAACTCCTTTCCGCATGTTTTACATGTGATTAACTCGCCTTTTAAAGGCCTTTCGCAATGAGGGCATTGTTTCATATGTCCGAATTTTACCGCAAAAATATCGGACAGGCAAGCAGTATATGGCTAAAAAAAGGCAATCAGATGATGACGATCTTAAAAAGATGCGTGAGCGATTTGGATTATGCGCTGAGCGTGAAAGCACTAACCGTGATTTATGGGTTAAAAATGTCGATATGTCGTCTTCGACAGATCAGTGGCCGCAAGACGTGGTTAACTTTCGTGGTTCCGGCCGTCCTCGCCTGACTATCAATCGTCTCAACGGCACTTGCAAGCAGATTGAGGGTGACTACCGGCAGAATGAGCTAGCTATAAACGTATTGCCAGCGTCGTATGAGGCTAATGACGATACCGCCGAGATACTGGCTGGAATAGTTCGACACATCGAGCAGGCGTCAAATGCCAAGACGGTTTATCTGCATGGTATTCGGTACGCTTCAAGAGGTGGATGGGGATGGGCCCGGGTATTGCCTGAATACGCCAACGAGGGAACGTTCGAGCAGGAACTTCGCATACGAGCCATCTACAACACTTTGACGGTCTATTGCGATCCGAAAGCAGTCATGCCCACCCGGCAGGATGCGCGTTATATGTTTGTTTCGGAGATGGTAGATAAGGACGAGCATCTCGCGGATTACCCCGATTCGGATTTGCGTTATACCGAGTCTTTGGAAGATTTTGATGATGCGTTTGAGAACTGGGTTGATAGCGAAGGCGACCGCATAAGGAGAGTGGAGTATTTCACCAAGGAATTTATTCCGGCAAAGTTTGTTCTGTTTGAAAATGGAGCAACCGTAGAGATTCAGGGCGATGATGAACTGGAAGCGCTTCAGCAGATTGGCTGGAAACCGAAACGGGAACGTATGGGCAAACGTACACAGATACGGTGGAGGAAATGCATCGCCAATGAGGTGTTAGACGAAAAAGTCTACAAGATGCCTTATATACCTCTTGTTCCGTTTTTGGGCGAAGAGATAAACGTAAAGGGCAAGATAACCCTCCACAGCGCTATTGCTTATGGCATTGACCCTCAGTTGATGCTTAATTACTGGAAGTCCACTGCGACTGAGTCTGTGTGTTTGATGCCGAAAGCGCCTTATGCTTTAACGCCAAAACAGATTCAAAACCACGAGATGCAATGGAAGAATGTGAATGTGAATTCACAGCCTTTCATTATGTATAATCCCGACCCTCAGGCGAACAATGGCGCTCCTCCTCAGCGTCTACCCATGCCCGAGCAGCCTATTGGCGAAATGTCAATGGGTGGTGGATCGGAGCGGGACATAGCTTACACCACGAATACCTTTGATGCTCAATTAGGCGCTCCCGGACAAGAGGTTTCGGGTGTGGCTTTGGGCGAGAGACAGCAGCAAGGCACAACGGGCAACTTCCTGTTTATCGATAACGGCAAGATTGCGATTGAGCATATAGGTCGCATATTACTTAGCTTTATTCCGCTGATTTACGACACTGAGCGTGTGGTTAGAATTCTCAGCATGGAAGGCAAGACCGATACCGAAACTATTAACAAGGAAATCTACAATCCCTTGCTCGGTACGACTGAAATCCTTAACGACATAACAGTCGGGGAATATCAAGTAGTAGTTGAGGCTGGCAAAGCATTTGCGACTCGTCGTCAGGAAGCAACAGACGGCATGCTGAAATGGGCGCATGAATTCCCTCAGCAAGCCCCACTAGTCGCGGATTTGGTTATTGAAAACATGGACGTGCCGGGCGGAACGCAGATAGCCGAACGTATTCGCCGGAGTCTGCCGCCGCAGGTTATCAATGCCCCTGATAGTCCCGAAGGTCAGAAAGCCGCTGCGCAGGCGCAACAGCAACAGCAGCAGGCTCAAGCCATGCAACAGCAGATGATTCAGGGTAAATTGCAGGAAGAGCAGGGAAAGAACCAGGCCAGCATGATTAAATCGCAAGCCGATGTTATTAAGTCCCAAGCGGAAGTAACCAGAGCTAAGGCCGATGTGATGATGACGGCAATCGATATGCATAATAAGCAGGCGGAGCATGAGGCAATGATTTTGGATAGAACGAGAATCAATCCCCAACAGACGAGTAACCCATGAGCGGAATAACGATAAAGAACTTTTCTGATTATGAGACAGTTCCCCTCACCTTGACGGCTAGTACCGCAGGAACTGTTGCCTTTAAACTGCCTGGGTCATGGGAATTGCCCGATGTTATGGTAACAAATAGCGGGTTGACGGTTGCATTTGTGAATTTCTGCAACAGCGGCAGGATCGTCAATGCGCAATCGCCAGCGACAACCGGAACTATAGGCGCAACACCGGTTTTGGCAGGTGAAACTATGATTCTATCAAAGAACAAGGGCGCAACTTATAATGACACGTGCTGCGCAATCAGCACTGGTACGCCGACGTTGTATTTTACTTCGGGAGTCGGATCGTGAAGCAGGTTATCGGCAAGCGCGTGATGTGCATCTATCCTTGGAAAGCAAATGAAGAGCTTATATCGAAGGGTGGAATTATCATGCCTGATGAAACAAAAGATAAACCCAATAATCTTGAGGTTACTCTTTCTGGAATTGAAGGCATTAACGCCGGTGACCGCGTGGTATTCAACAAATACCACGGCACTACGATTACCATCGATAATCAGGAGTATCTTTTTCTCAAAGAGGAAGAGATTCTAGGATTAATATGAAGGCCTGTAATGATGAGAAATTCTTACGCCCTATTCGCAATTTTCTAAATTCTCAGCCAAAGGGTACTATTGCGTATTATAAAGATATCGAAGGAGATTTTTTCTTGAAGATGGCGTTCTAAAACTGAGAGAAAGAAATTATTAACAAAATTGAAAAGGATAAGCATATGGCAACCGATTACGGCACTAAAATGAAGAGCGGCAAAGACGGCTCCGAAGTAGGTCAGGGTTTTGGTGAACCCCAGAAGCGTATGAAGGGCGCTCCCAAAGCCACTAACCATAGCGAACACAACGAGATGATGCATAAAATGATGCCCCCAGGCTATAAGGGCGATTGCGGCTATTAATATGGCGTCCTGGACTAGGAATGCCCCTAAGACAAGTGATTATAGAACGGATCAGGAATATTGTGACGCCATAAATGCTTTTGGCGAATTACACGGCATTCATATGATAGGTGGGCCACTTGTTGCTCCACCAAAGTTCGTCAAACCTAAAGTTTTATCTCCGTCAGAAATCTATCATTCCAGTCCTGAAATTATCCATTATTTCAAAGAAAACAGACTTAATCATTACAGTGGTGATTACCGTCCATTATGGAAAAAGCTTATTTACCCTGTAATGAGATTTTTATCCCACCGATGGAACTACCTAACTCTATGCAAATTAAATAACCTTCACGGCCAATAACTATGACCCCAGAATTAGCTGCTAAGGAATTTTGGGCGATAAACGAGGCTTGTAAAAACAAAGAAGATCTAAAAGCTATTAGTTCGCGTGTAGTGCATCTAGGAAAAATACAAAGCAGATTTTCTCCTGAGCAATGGACAAAATATTCCATTGCCTTTTCCGCGCTAGCCGGCAGTTAGCAACTTCGTAGGCAGTTTAAGCCCGTATAATCAAGGATAATACTATGACCGACGACATTAGCGTAGGAGCAACTCCTATCGCGCAAACTTCTGTGCCTGAAAATAAAACTACTTCTGATTCCGTGCCGTCAACTCAAGAGCAAAAGCCGCAAAACACTTCGCCTGATGACTTTGACGAAAGTATTATCCCTGAATCATCGCGGGATAATTTTCGCAAGTTTCGTGAGTCCCAGAAAGCTAAAGTCTCTGACTATGAGAAAAAGCTTAATGAGGAAACCCGCAAGCGGATGGAATACGAAAGCCGCTGGAATGATTACGAATCTCGCCAGCGAGCGGCGCAAAATCAGCCTGCCAATATAGGCCCAAAGCCGGATTACAGAAATTATTCTTCGGTTGAGGAATACACAGAAGCGGTTGAGAAGTGGAAAGAGGCCGAGGCGATTAATAGGTACAAAACTACACAAGCTCAGGAACAGCAGCAACAGAAGCAACGTCAAGAAGTAGCGCTTATCCAAAACAAGGCGCGTTCTGCTTCCGCTAAATACGCTGACTTCGCACAAGTCGTACAACCCATATCTGCAATTGCAGACCAAATACCGAGTCTCGTCCAGTTCATCAAGGAATTCGATAATGGAATGGACGTGCTTTATCATCTCGGCAAGAATCCTGCCACTTTGGAAGCGCTGTCAAAGTTACAGCCTTTCGCGGCCGGTCAGGAATTGCTTCGGATCCAGGCGGCTATGAGTGCGCCTACATCGAAAGCAATCACTAAAGCCCCAGAGCCTATGAGCCCGGTTAATTCCGGTGGTGACGGAAGCGTGAAATCTATCCTTGAACTCGTGAAAAAGGATGATGTTAGCGATTACGTTGCCATGGAACACCGAAAGGAACTCAGAAAGCGTAAGGGTACTGAATAGAAGGATTTTTAACATGGCAACAGCAACTTATAACGTACAAGACCTTATAGCCGCGAAAGCATTGGCTATTATCAGCAACCAGCTCCCTCTGGTGCGTCATCTTAATCATGACTATGAAGACAAATTTTCCGAGGTCACGGATGATCATCGGATTGGCCAAACCATTCGCATTGGCAAGCCACCGCGCCGCAATTCGACTCTTAGCTCTGGTTGGGCAATTAATGTTCAGCCGGTTGTGGAAGAGGTCACCTCTTTGACCATCAATACCACGGCGCAGGATAGCACGGCTTTTGCTGACGCCGATTTGGCTTTGCTCTTGGTAGACCCTGAAAAGAACGCCGATAACTGGGCGCGCAAGTATATCAAGCCGCGTGTTTCTAAAATGGCGAACGACATTGAAGCCAGTCTCTACGGAACGATGATTGCCGGCACCTATAATCTCGTGGGTACTGCCGGAAGCGTTCCACAATCTTCCCAGACCTGGTCAGACGCAGTGCAGAAGCTTGATGAGAACCTTGCGCCGCAGGATGAGCGTTGCGCTTTGCTTACCTCTGCTTCTGTAAGCGGCATGCGAGAAGCCTTGAAGGGAACGTATGTTAGGGAAATTTCAGAACCCGCTTTGATGAAGGGTTTTATTTCCGAATTATACGGAACCGATAATTATCAGACGGAAATCGTGTCTAGCCATACCAACGGCACGTTTGGAACGGACAGCGTTGTCACCCAGAATAGCGGCTCACCGCAGACCGGTAGCAGCATCGTCACGACCGGCTGGACTTCGACGCATGGTGTCGCTGTAGGCGATATATTCACCATTGCTGGCGTCTATGCGATTAACTACGTCACCAAAGCGCAGCTTTCCAACCTTCAGCAGTTTGTTGTGACTGCCGCAGGCACGAATAGCAGCGGTTCGCTGACTATCAGCATTTCGCCCGCCATCACGGTTTCCGGCCCTGATCAGACGGTTTCTGCCGCTCCCGCGCTTAATTCCGCTTTGACCTTTATCGGTAGTTCCGCGACGGCTTACCGCCGCAATCTCATGTTCCACAAGGATGCTTGGACGGTGGCTTTCGCAGACCTGTATATCCCGAAGAACATTGAAATGGCTGCGCGTAAAGCTGCAAACGGTATCAAACTGCGTTATACGCGCCAGTGGGATATTGTAAATTCCCAGTTGTATGACCGCATTGACGCGTATTTCGGCATTGCGCCGCTGTATCCGCAGTGGGCAACCCAGATTACCGAATAAGGAGGATTTATGTCTAAAGTAATGCTTTTTAAGCGTGGACTGCATGCAAAAGACCTCGATATGCGTTATCTTGATGACGTCGAGCAAAAGAACCATTGCGAACGTTTCAAGGCGGCGGGTTATTATGAAAATCCTCCTATCGTGACGATGTATAATCCAAAGACGAGAGAACAACTGACCATTCATGCCGAAGATCAGTCTATTCTTGAATCACGCGGGTTTTTCCTGACTCCGACATGGGTCTATCATCCCGAGGAAGCCCAAAAAGGTAAAATTGTTTCCAAGGAGGAAGCGGATCAGCTTATTCAAAACGGCTGGTATGATAACCCCGGCAAATTCCCGGGTGGGCCGCTTGGCATTGCTAAAGCGAAATCCACTCTGGTTCTTCCGAAAGGAGCCGCAGCATGACCCGTGGCATTCCTTTTGATCCAAGCAGGATCGCGCAGCTAACCCTTTCTCCTGTCCAGGTCGCAGCCAATACAACTGCGGAACAGACTTTTACGGTTAATGGCCTGAAAACCGGAGATATTATTCTGGCTTTGAACAAACCTACAAATCAGGCGGGACTTGGTATAGTCAATTATCGGGTAAGCGCAGCGAACACACTGGCGGTTGCTTTTTCCAATAATACAGCAAGCCCTATAACCCCTACTGCATCTGAAAAGTATCTAGTCGCAGTCATGCGCCCGGATTCACTTGAAACGGATGGCAGTATACAATTCAGATAAGGAATTAAAACATGGCTAATATAGGTGCAGAAACCGGCGGCTCAAGCGCCCCGATTCAATTGAGTGACAATAATACGGCGGGTCATATATTCGGCCAGTCTATTGCTGATCTAATCTCTTTTTATGGAGCAACACCTCTTGCTCAACAGGCAAATACGGTTGATGCCATAACGCAGCTTGTAAATCTTGGATTGCTTGCTTCCGGATCGGCAATACAGGGTAATGCAACTCCTCCGGTGAGCATTACAACCGGGCAGACTCTTACGTCTGCTAATGCAGGTAAACTACTGGTTTTGAACAATGCCGCAGGTATGGCGTTGGTTCTTCCGGCTGCGACGGGTAGCGGGGTTACTTTTCAATTCGAAGTGGGCACTACCGTTACAAGCGTTGGCATTACCATCACCACGGGTATAACGGGCGCAAGTTCGGATGCATATCAAGGTTATGCGCTCACCGAAGATGGTGGCACCATGACCGGTTGGGTTGCCACTCCCGGCGCTGGCGGTTCTGACGTTATTACCCTGAATGGCACCACTACCGGGGGTTTCGTGGGTGATTTCGTCGAGGTTCAGGATGCAGCTTCTGGCCGGTGGGCTATTAAACGCTTTGTTACCAAATCAACCGGCACGGCGGCTACGCCGTTTAGTCACACCTAATAACTTTATATAGGAATATCTTCATATGGCATTAGGCTCAGAAACAGGTGGTTACAATGTACCACAACAATTAAGCAACAATAATCCCCTAGGAACCAATTTAGATCAGAGTTCATCCGGAATTCTTCAGCAAATAGGAACTGGTACAACCTCTTAAATATTATAGATTTATGGCAACCGCTCAAGATATTATCAGCGGGGCGCTCAGGCAATGTTCAGGCGTCACACCGGGTGAAGCCATTAATGGTGATGAGGCCGGGAATGCGCTAAGTATCTTAAACGATATGATAGGTTCCTGGTCTGGCGAAAGCTTCATGCCGCCTTTTAAGACTAAAACTACCTTCTCCCTTATACAGGGGCAGGAAAGCTATACGATAGGAACTAGCGGAAGTCCCAGTTTCAACCAAACACGGCCTGATGATATATCGGATGTTTATTTCACGGATACTACAAATCCTGCCAGTCCGATAGATTACGCAGGCGATGTCTGCATGTCTCAGGATCAATATAATAGCATTGCCTTAAAGAGCATCGCCGGTATTCCTCGCTGGCTTTACTACGATCCTCAATATCCCAATGGGGTGATGTATATTTATCAAACGGCAGGTAATCCTAATTTCACAATGACCTGTGAACTTTTATTGCCCGTCGCACAGTTCACCGCTCTCACTTCTACCCTCTCGATGCCGCCACAATATAACCATGCCATGAAGATGCTTCTGGCCGACCTTTTGGCTTTTGAATATGGTTATGACCTCTCACAAAGGCAGCTAGAAGAGATAGAGCGTTGCCGCATGTGGGTAATGGCAAGGAACGCCAAGCGTGAAGCCGCAGTATTTGACCCATTATTTCGCCGCCGGGGTACTTATTGTATTTTAAGCGGTGGGCCAAGTTATTAAGGAAGGATTATATGCCTGCGATTCCTTTCTGTGGAGAGACCTATTCCGATAAGACACTTAACGCGAATGCGCAACGCGCTATAAACTGGTATCCTTTTGTTTCGCCTACGCCGCAGAATCCTAAACGACAGATAATGTATCCGACGCCTAATTTTTATCAGGCAATCTCACAGTCTTTTACTCAATCCCGTGGCCTTATTAACGTCAATAATAATATATTTTTTGTTGCGGGAAATGGCTTTTATCAGTTCACCCCTAATAATCCTCAAGACCCGTTACTTACGCAAGGAAGTATAACAAAATTAGGGACGCTTAATACATCTTTCGGGATATGTTCGATTGTATGCAATACGGTGCAGATTGTTATTTCCGATTCAACTTACGGATATGTATATAATCTGACTTCCGGTGCATTTACGCAAATCTCTACTTCAGGTGGGTTTCCCGCTAATGGCGTGACGAATCTTACTTATCAGGATAGTTTTGTTATCGCCGCAGTGAATGACTCGCAAGAACTGATTATTTCAAATTCACTGGATGCCACTACATGGAATGCGCTTTCAGTAGATAAAATTTATTCTTACTCTGATAATATATCAGGGGTGTTTTCTGATGGCCTTCAACTTTATGTCATGGGGCCGAAGTTTACTGAAGTGCAGTATGACGCCGGAACTTATCCTTATCCCTTCTCACGAGTGCAGGGCGTTCTGATTAAAGCGGGGCTTGCTGCCGTCAATAGCCTTTGCCTTGTGGGTAACACGGTGGCTTTTCTGGCGTCTGATATTGCCGGGAAAGCATATGTTGCTTTTCTGAATGGATATAGCACCGAGCCTATTTCAACCGCTCCCATTAATGAGAAATTGGAGCGGTATTCAACGGTCAGTGATGCGTTTGCTTATACTTACCGTGAAGGTGATAATCAGTTCTATGTGATTACTTTCCCTACGGCCCAGGCTACATGGGCATGTGATATCAAAACAAAGCAGTGGCATGAGCGCCAATATAACGGCGGCGCGGATTTGCCGTCGTTCTATATCACCTGGAACGGATTACATGTTGTCATGGATTCAACGGGCAATTTTTACTTAATGAGTCAGGACTATCCCCCGACAGGCGAAGTTTTTTTAAGCGTCACTATACCCAGTCCGCGCGTAAGAACTTGCCAGCATTTTATGAATGACGGCAAAACCTCTTTCATTGAAGAGCTTCATGCTGAAATGGAATGTGGATTACTGGACGCCCAGATACAGCAATACGGCATTGATATTGCGAATTATGGAAATAACGGGAATGATAACCCCCCTCAAGTCACGTTAGAAATTTCCCGTGATGGTGGTCATGTCTGGCATAATGTCGGCATGAGAAGCCTCGGTAAAATGGGACAATATCTAACCCGGGTCATCTGGCGCAAATTAGGAAGATTCCGTACCTATGCGACTTTCCGCGTGACGATTACCGATCCGTGCAGACCCTATCTTCTAGGGGCATGGGCGACGATTAAAGGTGGATTGAAATGAGCAATATTCAACCCCTCAATCAAAATTTTAAACTGGTAGATCAAAACGGCTTTCCGACAGTTGAAGGGCTGAGATATTTCACCAATCTACTCCAAAGAGTAGGAGGAATTACCGGCGGTACTTATACTCAGCTTCGGGTGGCTTCAGGCGGCTTTATCTGGGATTTAAATGCTTCCCCGGTTTCATATGTTACCTTGAACGCAACGGGAATTGTTCCCAGTATCATTAATCCGGTGGCGGGACTTCTCTATCCTTACCGATTACAGCTTATACAGGATGGAACCGGAAGCAGAACAGTCGCATGGCCTGCAACTGTGAAATGGGCTTCAGGGGCGGCCCCGACTCTATCAACCGGCGCAGGCGCATTGGATGAAATCTGGTTTTCCAGTGATGGAACGAATCTTTACGGCGTGACGGGGGCATTGAACTTACATTGAAACTATTTTTTGTTCTCCCAGGTCAAATTGATGATTGGGAATTGACCATAAGGCCATTGCTTAACCGCGCGGCTGATGATTCCGGTGAAAGATATACCGCCGAAGACATCCTGCATCGCGCCAAAGAAGGAGATATGCAGATTTGGGTTGTGATGGATGACCATATCCTGAAAGCCCTCTGTGTAACGGAAGTCACTCAATATCCCAAATGCAAGGAAATGTGCATTGTCATCATGACGGGATATGAGATGCATTTATGGACATTTTTACTAGAGCGGCTTGAAAACATCGCTCGGGAAAGTGGATGTAAGCGATTCAAGGGGTATGCGCGTCCGGGTTGGGAAAAGATTCTTAGGCCTTACGGCTATCAAAAAACACATGTTATCTTGGAAAAGGATTTGTAGTTATGGACTTTCTGGAAGCGGGACGTGCAATAGTAGAAGCGCACCGCCGCCAGTATCATGGCGTTTATTACATGAAGGGAGGATTTATAGGACAGGCTCTTAGTAATCCTATAGTTGATACAGTTTTGTCGGCTGTTGCTTCTCTTGCCGCTCCTGGAATCGGAACCGCATTAGGTGCAACCCTTGGAGCTGGTACCCTTGGAGCTATTGGAGGTGGCGTAGCCGCTGGCGGTCTTTCTGCAATAAATGGAAAGAGTATCGGCAGTGATTTACTCAGTGCTGCCGGTGGCGCTTTAGGGGGGGCTGGACTCAATGGCGGATTGAGTGGCATTGGGGATGCGCTTACGAGCGCAGGCAATGGCATTGGTGGATTAGTTGGTGATTCTACGCTAGGGACTGATGTTGGAAGTGGTCTTAGCAATATTGGTTCAAGTATTGGTAATGGCGTATCCAATGTAGGAAGCTCAATAAGTCAGGGTCTTGGTTTTTCCTCTGCTCCGGCAGGAAGTGGTCTTACTCCTGATTTTACCAGCGCCTTTACAGACGGAAGCGCATATGCTCCTTCCACGGCAGCATCTTCAGCCCCAGGAACCATAGGGGCTGGATTTACTCCTTCAGCGGCAGCTGGAAGCGGTTTAGGTGGTGGTTCTTCGGGTGGCTTTGCCGCACTTGACCCCTCTTCTTTGGGCGCTAATACCGGAAGTGGGTTTTTTAGCCCGACGCAAGCGTTAGATAATTCCGCAGCCGGAGGGGCATTAGGCGGCTCTGGTGATGTTGCAGCAGCGAATGGCGGCCTTTCGGTAGGCTCTGGCTTCAATGGAGTACCGAGCGCGGCGGATCAAATTACACAAGCAGGAAATCAAGCCATAGGAGGCAGCGGAAATATGGGAATTCTCTCAAGTATATTTGGCAATTCAGGTGGTGCTGCATCTTCATCAGGCGGTGGTAATAGCAACCTGTTAAATGGCCTTCTGCGCACCGGATTAGGGCAGTTGTTTAATCAAAATCCCACCACTCCACTCGCGGGCGTCGGGCAGCAGGTTAGTCAGGCAGCGCAACAATATAATCCCTATATCCAGACTGGAAGCGCAGCTCAAACTAAGCTAGGTAATCTTGAGGGTTTAAATGGCACATCAGCGCAACAGGGAGCGCAACAGAACTGGCAGAATACCCCAGGTTACCAATTTCAGCTTCAGCAAGGCACCGGAGCATTACAGAACAGCGCGGCGGCGTCGGGTGGTCTATTAAATGGGAATACCGGCGAAGCATTACAGCAGTATGGTCAGGGTTTAGCAAATACCACTTATCAGCAATACCTCAATAACTTGCAACAGCAGGCAGGAAATGGCGCGAATGCAATTACTCCTCAGGCAAATCTTATCGGACAGGGCGCAACACTGAGTGCAATGCCTTCTATGTATCAAAAGAACCAGAATAATACAGGAATAGGCGGAATCCTCTCTTCTCTTTTTCCTTCTCAGCAAAATGGCGGCGGTGGCCTCCTCTCTCTTCTTTAGGTAAAAAATGGGACTTCTCAGTTCAATCCTTGGTGGCGCAACTACTGCCGCGCAATTGCCAGGCGCTATTGGTGACGCTAATCAGGCCAATCAGCAGAATATCGCCAATCAGCAGGCCCTTGCTCAAACTGCAAATCAGCAAATAGACACTCAGCAGAAACAACGTGGTTTTCAGCTTTCCATGTTAAATGGGGTAATGACGCTTCCCGAAGATAAACAGGCGGATGCATTGTCTAAAATCATTCCGATGTTTAACCGCAGCGGCCCTATAAGAGTGGAACCGGATACATTCACACCGGCGACCGCCAAGATGCTTCTCATGTCGAATGTGCCGACTGAGCAGGTTCCGCAATATCAGATGATTCAAAGTCAGGCAGCTTTCTTAAATGCAGTACGAAACAGGCTTGCAGGAAATAATGGGCAACTACAAAGTGGCGCTATACCCGACCAGGCTAGTGCTCCACAAAGCACAGTCACGCCTCAAAACGGCATTTTAAATGGCCCCGCCCCAATTCCACAAGGTGGAGGTCAGCCGATTGATCAAGGTACGCGTGATTTACTGGCGACTGTTATGCCCGATGTGGCAAATTCCCTGACGAATATTCAAAGGGCACAATATGAAAGTCCACAGGGACAACAGCAAATCGCCCAAGGAAAAAAACAAGGCGATAATCTTGCTGATGTTCAGAAAACATTCAATGTTGCCGAAAGTGCATTGCCACGCGCTTTAGAGAGATTTGAGCAAATTCGTAATGCCGCCCTAGATGCTAGTTACGGCACGGGCGTGAACAATAAAGGTGAGGGATGGGCACCGAATTTTGCCAAGTCATCTATTGGTCAGTTTTTTGAGCCGAACACAGCTACAGCGAATCAAACCATAGATCAGGCAACGAGCCAAGGCGTTTTAAGCGAATTAGGGCCGCAGATGCAAGGATTGAAAGGAAATAAATTCCTAGAAGGAATTGCAGCCGGAGCAAGTGGATTAAATCATTCAGACCCGCCGCAAACTAAAGTTCATGCCGTCGATGGACTTGAGGCGCAATATATTTCCAATCTTAAGCAGCTTGCCGCGCAGCGACGAGCTTACGGTGATAACAGGGCTCCTACTGATGAGCAAATTGATGCGGAGGTGGCAAGGCTCAAAAGCCAGAAACAAAGCTCACCAGTTTCTGGCTCTCCTAAGGGAGGAACTCCCATGCCGCCACTAGGAGCCAGAAAAGCGGAAGATAATAACTGGTATCTCCCCGACCCTAATAGACCCGGAAAGTATTTGCAATGGCGTCCCTGATTCCGGTTGACCACGACCCATTTGCTGGCTCTCCTACTCAAACCGGTTCATTAGTGCCTGTAGATCACGACCCGTTCCAACCCTATAATATTAACGATTACATTGGCGATGTTAAACAGTCTGTTTCGGGCGGGGCGCGGAGTTTGGCAGACTTATTCACTTCAAAGCCTTATAGCCCGCAAGCATTACTCAACGCTCCTTCGCAATATTCTGGAAATATTCAAAGCGATATCGTGCAGGGCAATTGGGGGAATCTTCCCAAGGATATTGCGGGCCGTGTAAATGAGGGAATTGGCAATTCATTTGCTGGTAAGTTATTGGGCGGTGTTGGTGGAATCGTTGGCGCTCCGCTCGTGCCGCCTATCCAAGCTGGAATTAACAAGCTTGATGATTTGGGTGTTCCGAAGGAAATCTCTCAGCTTGCATTAAATGCATCACCCTTACTTGCAAAGGGGTTGGGCGGGGAAACTGTACCACCTGCAGAAGCTCCCGTGAGTAATGCTTATCAGCAAACGGCAAAGATTTTAACGAATAATGGTAACACACCTGAAGCAGTCATGAGTGCTGCTCAGCAAATAAAAAATGCTCCTGAAGGCACTATCCCGCAAACATTACCGGAAGTTATACAAGACCCGAATTTACTTGCACGGCAACGTGCATACGGCGAACAGGCAAATGACGCTGGTAGCAGATTTCAGCAGTTCAATCAAGAACGGCTTGGAAATGCCCTACCCGCAGCAAAAGAAGATTTGGTTTCGCTGTCCGCTGGGGAAAATACACCATCTACCCTTACTGACTCTGGGACGCAAATACAGAATGTTGCCAAAGGTATAATTGACGACGCAATAAAACAACGCACGGAAGCCGTAAAGCCAATTTACGAAAGCATTAAAAATGAGCCGCTTGATAATGGCGCGATGATGCAGCTTCGCGCCAATCCGCTCATTGAAAATGAATATCAGAAAGTACTTGGCAACGATGCTCTCATGGAACGGCAAAATCAATTTAAGCCGCAAGTGCCGCCTGAATTAGCGAATCTCTCACCCGAAGCGCAACAGCAGGCAATGGCGCAATTGCCTACGCCTCCAAAGGTTGTAAAAACGGTTACAGGCGGCTTAGACCCTTCGAGCATTGGCGCATGGGATGCAGTGAAGAAGAATCTAGCCGCTCAAATAGACGCAATGCAAGCGCAGGGGCGTACACAGGAAAAGCTTTACGGTTTGTTAAACAGCGCCCGCAATCAGGTTCGTCAGACGCTTGGTGATACAAATGAAAAATATAATACGGCCAATGATGAATATGCTTCACAATCGCCTGAAATATCTGCCATGCAAAAAGGCCCGCTTGGTTCCTTAGCGCGCGCGCAAACTGGAGAGAATGCAGCTCGTGCATTTATGAATATGAGCCGTGAGCAACTTAAGCAAGTTGTGCCTAAATTAGAAGAGGTCAATCCCGATGCAATAAAAGCCATATCATCGGCAGTATTGCAGGAAGTGACGGATAAAACATCTGGTGGCGGAATCGCTCCTTATTTAAAGGCGTTAAGCGGTAACGATATTATAAAAGATAGGATGAAAGTCATCTTGTCGCCGGAAGCATATGATGCACAGCAAGCATTGGTTGATACGCTTAAGAAGATACAGGCAGGACAGCCCCGCAATTCCGAAACGATGTCTAAGGCCCTTATCGAAGGACAGGCAAAGGAAGAGTCAAATCCATTGAGTATGCTAAGTAAAGCAAAAAATATTCCCACTTCCGCGACTGGTTTAATAGGCAAAGGATTAGAATTAGCCCAAACCTATTTCTCATCTAAATATGCTCAGCAATACAAAGCTGATATGATTAAGCTTTTTATCGATCCAGACCTTGAGCAATTAGGAAGGGCTTTGCGTGGGGTTAATTCACCCATAGGCAGAACAACTACTGTTTTGCAATGGCTTGGAAACAAATCATTGAGGGCAACTTATCCCGCTGCGATTGGAGCTTCTGAAGAACAGAGAACACAAAAACTTCAAGAGCATCCCATTATTACACAATTCAAAAACGAGCAGCCCTTCAATACGTCCATGAAGGATGGTCTGATGAGCGCTTTCGCCAAGGCGGAAAGCAATAATAATCCCTCTGCAAGAAATCCCAATAGTTCCGCATCAGGTCTTATGCAGTTCACCGATGGCACCTGGAAACAAATGGTGAAACGCTACGGTGCGGAAACGGGGATTACTGTGCAGGACAGGAATGACCCGGCGGCGCAAACGACCATGGCGAGATTGTATGCGAAAGACAACATTGCCAAGATGCAGCCGTTCCTGAAGAGACTCCCTACTAAGGGGGAACTCTATCAGGCGCATGTGTTAGGGCCAGACGGTGCCTTGCGCCTTATAAATGCAGCCAATGCCACACCAGACAAGCAAGCGATTATGCTTTTCCCTCGCGCAGTCACTTCTGCAAATCGCAATTTATTCTTTAACGGCAATCAACCGCGCAGCGTAGCGCAACTTTATCAAATTCTAAGCAGTAAGGTTTAAAATGGCAGTTATAGCATCGCCACAATCTACTTATTTTACAGGCGGCCAGGTGGCCGCTGGCGGGGCGCTTTATGTCTATAAAACCGGCACGACAACGCTGGTAACTTTATATTCTGACGGGGGTCTTACCATACCCATAACCAACCCGATTACCCTTGATGTGAATGGTGAGGCATCTTTTTATGTCAGCACTGCGACAAATCTTAAATTAGTTTCGTATTCGGCGGTCGGTTCATTACTGGAAACGCTAGATCCTGTTTATCCGATAAGTGCAACTTCATCATCATTATCGAATACAACGGCAATTGGTGGTTATCTTAATAAATTCCGCAATCCCGGCTTTGATGTAATGCAGCGTAATTCCACGGCTACTATAACCGCTGGAACGCCCGCCTATTCATTCGACGGATGGATAATTGGCTCGACGGGTGCTAATGTAATTTATTCCGCCGGGTCACCGGCTTCCACACCTAATTTTACGACTGAAAATTTTCTTAATATTACAGGCGCAACCAATGTAACGGACACATTTATAAAACAACGCATTGAGTCATTGATAGCCGCTCCACTCGCAGGTCAGACCGTTACGGCTCAAATTACTATCTATAACACTTGTGGGACTCCGATTACTCCCACAATAACAATTAAAGTTCCCAACTCGGCGGATAATTGGGGAAGCAGCACAACCGTTATTAACGGAGCAACTCTTCAAACCGCAGCTAATGCGGTCTGGACTACTCTCTCTTATACTTTCATTTGTCCCGTAAGTGCTGTAAATGGATTAGAAGTCGCTTTTGATTTCGGCGCAGCGCTGAATGCAAATACCAAGAGCATATCATTTACCGGCGCTGATATTCGGGTGACAACCAATTTAACCACGGGTCAAACAGCAAGCTTAAATATTCCACTTCCTGAATTGCGCAATATTCAAACGGAGTTGGCTTACTGTCAAAGATATCTACCTGTATTCAATTCCCAGAATACAGCAAACAACATTGCTATGGGGCAGTGCATAAGCTCAACTCAAGCTTTTGTTGTTTTCACCTTTAATGTTCCAACGCGCGCTTTAACAACAACACTCGCTATTTCAAGCCCGGCGCATGTTTCCTTATCTGCGGCAAACGGCACTTTGACGGGTTGTTCATCAGCCCTTTTTGATAACCCCTCACTCTATTCTGCAACCATCCAATTTACAGTAGCTTCTGGTTTAAGTGCCGGTAATGCTACAATTGCCACTTTTACCAATGCTTCCGGACAGATTATATTTGCCGGAGCAGAGCTTTAATCATCGGAGAATTACTATGTTCAAATACCTTACGCCAATACTTGCTGTAATATTACTGTCTACCCCTGCGCATGCCCTTTTAAAAGCTGTTTCTAATCAAGGTGGGGGGACATTAGGAAGCAGTTCAACTATAAACTCTCCTGCCGCCTCAGGTGACACCACATCCGGCTTTAACGCAACCGGCACTGGCGCGAGCGCTGTCATCAATACGGCGATAAATAATAATAACGTTTTGTCCGTGAATTCGGCGGGCGCGGCAACGAACCCCGCTACCCCGACCTACACTCTCACCACGGCGGCGGCGCAAGTGGCCGCTGGGTACACATTGCCTTTCACCAACGCGACTTCCGTCACCATAGGCAACGGCGTTTCGGGCACCAATATACCTGCCAATACGGAGGTCATATTTGCCAGTCAAGGAACGGCGTCCGTTTCCCAGACCATCCCTGTTTCTGTCCCGGCGCTGGCCTTTGAAATGCCCGTACCCAATTCCACCGGCATTTATCCCGGCATGGTCATGCAGGACGCCAACGGCTCGCTGAACGGCGCGGCAGTAGTCGGTGGAGTTTATGGTGCTGCATCCGCTCCTTACACCCTTACGTCGCCTACAGGAACAAACGGTTCAATTATCATTACTGTGACAAGCGGCGGCACCGGTTGCCCGCTCGGCAGCTTGCTGATTGACTCAACGACAGCCGCAGTCCCGTACGGCGATAGGGTTGCCGCCACCACTGCCACTACCCTGACTCTCGAAACGAACCTCTCCGCCAACATGCTCAGTACCGACACGGTGCAATGCTACCCGGATGTCAACTTCTCCGTCCAGTCGAACAACAGCGGCATGGCGGCATCGGATGTCGTGACGTTTTATCCCGCCGTATCATTAAGCGCCGCTACCACCGCCGCAGTTTCGTCTGGTGCCACTATCACCTTCAGCAATAATAATTCACAGCTAACCCCCGCCGCCGTAAATGCCGGAGGCCCGTTCAATGGTGGCTTTTCCGGTTTGCAGACGAACGGCAACACGGCGTTCCAGACGACTTATGGTATTACCTACGTGTTTAACCCCGGCAGCGTGACGCTCGGCGGTATCGGCGCGGGCGCTAAAATCGGCCCGGCCGAGAGCCTGCTCACCGCCGTGGGCTATCAGGCTTTCGGCTCAGCC